CGCCTCCATTGGGTATTGCTGCAATGATGATGTCCGGATAGAACGCACGAAAGTGTTGCACCACCTTGACCTGGTCAATGTGTTCAATGCTTTTTCTTTTGCGTTTTAAGTCAACCACCATTCCTCGGATTCTACTGCCGAGGGCTTGGCCTGATACATGTGGCATCGGTGCTTGACATCTTTTGGGAATACGGCAAAGCCAGTTGGGCTGCACTGGTGTTCGGTCCATGTGACTGTTGCCCACCCGTTCTTGATCTTTGCTTCTTTCAGCATCCACTGGAGTGGCTTTGCGTTGACTTTCCTGATCTTCTCCATCAGCTCTGCTGGCATGGACTTGCGCTGCGGTACAGCACTGCAATGCTTGCACTCATGGCAAAAAACCCTGTCATCCCACTCATGTGGATAACTTGTGGATAACTGCTCAACTTGTTGGACCATCATTTCTCCTCAAAAACAGTAAAAAGTAAACCGGTATGGGTTAAGGAAATCTACCGGTTTACCTGTTTACTTTTCTCACCATCAAAACTGACCAGATTGGCCTGTGGATAAGTGGGTCTAAGGACCCCACTTATACCAACAGACCTGCCTTTATCTAAACCGGTATACCGGTTTACTACCGGTTTACTACCGGTTTACCGGTTTACTTTATTTGGACCCATCCGCTGCTTGATTGGTCCATGCAAAAGCGCTGGAAGATGGCGCTGCTGACCGCCCGTCTTGCGTAGCTTTGGTCGGCCTGCGGCACTGCATGGTAGATGTCTTGCCATTCCAGCTGGTGCATGTGCTGGAGTTCTTTTGGCACAGCTGGGCGGCCAGAGCCTCTGCGCATGATGACCGCGCCCTTGGCATTGATGATGGACTGGACAAAGTTGCAGGCGGCATCTGCGGCGTCTTGGACTTGCTGCTGCCGTTTGTCGTTCTGCCGGTCATTGGCTGCTTGTCTTCGGTCATCCTCTGATGACTTTTCTGGCACGACAAGCAGCACCATCTGCTCTTGGATATCCCCGTCTTCATCCAGCACAGTGTCTGCAAAGACATCGGAGTTGAATTTGATCTCCCTGAAATTGGGCTGGTATCGGGTCTTGACCAGGCGCATGTAGCGGGTTTTTGTTTCGTCTTCAAACAAGACACCCGTGAGGGTTGCATCGCCGGTGAATGCTGATGCTCCACGGGCTGTGGCATCTGAGTCGGCCTTGGAGATGGTCTTGTTGGTGTGTGTGATGATGCACACTGGCGTGTCCAGCTGGATATAGATTGTTTGTTTTAAGGCTGCAATATAAGCACCGACTTCACTGTTGTCATTCTCATTATCAATATCCATTGTGGCATTGGCCGTGTCAAGAACTAATAATGGCCTGATATTATCAATCGTGTGGTTTATTACATTATGTGCAAGCATAAGTAAATCTTTCACATTTGATCTTTTTGCATCAATAATGACAAACCATTGGGATAATGTTTGAGAGTTAATCCCATAATGCCGTGCGTAGCCGGTAAGAGTTCTTTCAACTTGGTCCGAGTCTTCAGTCACTATGATTGTTTTGCGTTTTTTGGTGGCCGTGAGTTCGCAGTCCTTGGCCTTGATGCCTGCCATGACCATGCATAAAGAGATCACTGCTGTGGTCTTGCCGATGCCAGGCTGACCGGCCAGCACCATGAAGCTGTGCGCCCAAAAGCCTTTGACCATGTAGCGGATGGGCTTGATGGCGCCAATCGATAGCTGGCGCTCTGGCCAGCCTTGGGGTGATGGTGCGTCTTGGGCCACTGGTGCAGCTGGCGCTTGTGCCTGGCTGATCACAGCTGCAAAGTCTTCCACTGCTGACTTGCGCTCGGACTGCTTTGTTGGTGGCTCCCAGCCAGCATCTTTGGCGTGTTTGAACAGTGTGCCAATGCCAACACCCTTGCCCTGGTGAAAGCTCTTCCAGTGGACTTCAATGTCCTTTGTGCCGGCAAACTTGGCGCCAGCCATGGACCATGTCATCCATGGGCCGAGGCCTGCTTCGCCAAATTCGGTGTGCAGCGCTTGGCCAAGCTCGATCCACTGGTTGTAGTCGCAGTCTGGGCTAATGTGGTGCAAAGCCTTGATGGCACGATCAATGTCGCTGTCTTCAATCCTTGAGCCTAATTGGGTGAAGTCAAATGATTGGCTTGGTGGCGCTGATGGGGCAGCAGGCTTTGGCTCTTGGAGCTGGTGCTGCTCGATGATCCCCCAATCTTTGAGCAAATCGTAGAGGTCTACGGCCTCTTGAAATTCACCGGCCACGGCGTTGCCACTCAGTAGCACTGACTTGCCTGCACTGTTGGGTAGGCCGAATACTTCAAGCTCTTGGCCGCCGCCCAGCTTGTATTTGGGCAAGATTTGGTCAAGCTCTTTTGATGGGCTGACCCACAAGAAGACATGGCGACCACGGCCACTGACTGACACTTCGGTCAGCATGTTGTTGGCCTTGACATACTTGGCCATGCGCTGGATGGCCACATTGGTCGGGCCACTTGCGTGTTTCATATCCACATCGAGGCAGACCAAATAGTCGCCTGATGGGCTGATGATGGGGCGCTGCTGGACAAGGCCAAGATATTGGCCGTGTGGGGCATCTTCCATGGACCAGATGTCTTCAGCACTGTAGAGGTCTGATGGGTCGGTGTCCCGTGCCACACCTTGGCCGGATCGTTTGAATGGAATCTTTTTGCTGCCTTGCAGGGCAAAGGTACAAAAGACGGCATCAGGCGCGACAGAGCCTATCTTGCAGGCCACTTGCTGGCTCTGGCTAAATAGTTCTGGCAGGGGTGTTTCAGTTAAGATGGACACTGAAATTCCTTTAGGTTGGGGTTTCATTTTGATAGTTGCCATGAGTTGACTTTGACCTGGTAGTGTTTACGCGCTGCCAGGTCTTTTCTTTTGGCATGAGGTTTGGATTCTATGCGTTGCCATTCTTTTGCTTGAGTTTGGCTTCAATGGCTTTGACTAAATCTTTCAGGTTTCCACCCTCCTCCCAATCAATTTCATCCTCATCTGTCAGCCCTATCCATGTGCGCTGTGGTGGGGTGGTGTAGAGTGGTTGGTTGTGAACACTGTCTTTCATAATTGGTTTAGTCACATACACCCAATAGCTACCTGTCCCTTGTGGGAACTTTGAAACCCATGCTCTCCACGCCACAGGCTCCTGCTCTGGCTGTGCCAAGGCTTCTTTGATTGCGGTGATGGCTTCTTCTTTGAGTCCTTGAGGCCTCCATTCATCAGTCCATCCCAACGCCTCTAGCGCCAACTTCAATGCTTCGTCTTTAGTCATTCTTTGCTCCTTACCAAGCTGGCCGCAGCGACCTTCTCACCGACTAGGTCTTCGGAAACTTCGACCCCGAGTTTTAAGACAGCGCTGGGTGACTTCAGCTCCCACACGCTCAAATCATTCTTGAATGCCTCCATGACCAGCTTCTCATCCTTCCAGAATTTGGTCTTGCGGCCAGCTCGCATGGTCCAGCCGGTGATTGCTTGGCCGTTGGCGATTTGATCTTTGGCAGCAGTCTGCACGGCATCGGCCCATGCGGCCACCAGAGCTGCGGTGTCTAGCATGTCAGGGGTGACAGTGGTGTCGGGCAAAAAATCGTTTCTGGCGGCCTCTTGGACCTTTTCGCGCATGGATGGGCAGATGGTCTTGGCGCGGCAGTACCGGCAGGCATCTGGGCTGGGGCTTGTTGGTGCATCGCTTGTGAGCGCCAGCTCGGCAGCGGCCTTGAGGCGCTGGCCATGCTCGATCAGGTCTTGGCCTGTGACTGTCCATTTGCTGTGGCCAACACGGGGCTGGAAGATGTGCATGGTGCATGTGATGCGCTCTGGCGCCTTGAATTGCCTCATAGCGCCAAGTGCATAGGTCAGCAGCTGCTTGTTGTCTGTAGCGTCTACAGCCACACGGCCAGTCTTGAGGTCCACGACATGGAGGTGGTCGCCATCGACCAGGACTGCATCAGCTGTGCCGCCAAGCGCTGGGTGTAGGGATTTGAGTCCTTCATCGAGGCTCACTTCGATGAGCTTTTTGCGCGGATTCTCGACCAGATTGTTGACAAAGTCTGCATAGCTTTGGGCCATCGCAATGTGGTCCTTGTCGGTGTCGGCAGGGACTGCATGGCCAGACAGAATGATCTCAGAGAGTTCATGGATTGCTGTGCCGATGGCAGCAGCCTCACCGGCTGGCTCATAGGGCATGAGGGATTCGAGCCTGTAGCTGCCTGGGCATTGCATGAATCTGTCGGTGCGGGATGCTGAGAGTCGGGCGTGTTTACGGGTTTCATGTTGCATGGTTTCTCCTGGTTAAATAAGTGTTGCTTGCTTTGGGCCGAGACTGATTAGGTGTTTGTGGTGTCTTGACAGTGGCAAGTTGCTGGTGATAAGGATTGACTTTTTGTTCTCGCCATCTGGCTTGACAAACCGGTCATTGATTTCGTTGGCGTCATTCCATTTCATTGAGACTGATTCCCTGTTTTCTGGCAGCCCTGATGTCTCGCCGATCTTGGTCCAGTTGTCAGCCAGATAAACCGAGCCAGGCTTGTTGCCACCAATGGTGGTAATGATGGCTCTCAGGTCGTTGTTGTAATACTCAAACCAATCTAGCTTTGCGCGCTTCCTGATGCTGCTCAGTATTTGAGTGCCAGCATTGGGGATTTGCTCGCGCATACAGAATCTTTTGTTGTCAGCGACTTCGTTAAAAATCTTGTCAAACTGGCTTTGAGACATGGAAAAGTAATTCAGTATTGCCTTGGGTGTTGGCTTGAATCCACTGCCAATCCAGAATGTGCCGATGTCTTTGTTCTGGTGCTTGATGATGTATTTAAGGCAGCGGCCCACAGTCTTTGAGCTGGCCACATAGCTGTGGTGCTGCTCGACTATCTGGTCGGCAATCAGCTTGTCTTGCTCGCTCTCTGCGATCCTGATCTGAATATCTGATTTCATTTATGGCCTCAAATAATCTGGTTGACCACATTGAGCTTCTTCAAAACCTTGGCCAGCACATTGTGGTCAAGGGATGCCCTGATGGTCAGGATGTAGATGACGGGTGGGATGCCTGACTTGTTGATGTTCTCCACTCGGCTTGATGCCTGCTCCAGTGCCGAGGTTGACCAAGTGCATTCGACAAAGACAATGGTGTCGGCAGCTGAGAGGTCCACCCCCTCGGACATGGCGGCAATGTTGCCGATGATGCATTGGGTCTTGCCGGTCTGGAAAGCCTCGATGGCCGCATCGCGTCTGGCCCGTGATGTGTCTCCCACCACAATGACCGGCTTGTGTTCTTTGAGTTCATCTTGCAGGGCGGCCACCACATCTTTGTGGTGCGCAAAGACCACCACCGGCTCATTGGCCTGCAAGAGGTCATCAATGAATTCACTGGCGGCCTTGACCTTGCGCATACCGGCCTCGCGCATGATTTCGGCCAAGCCTTCAAATGCCATTAAGGCGTTGGGATTGGCCACCAATGCATCGGCATCAAATGCCTGCTCTCGCTTGTCATTGGCCAGGTCAAATGTGATCAAAGACACTTGCGGGTCTTTGTAGTCCTTGAAGATGTTTTCTTTTTTGCGTCTGAGGACATGGGGCCGCATGAGTTCTTTCAGCTCTGGCAGATTGCTGGCGCCACTGGTGTCTAGGCCCCATGGCGCCGACCACATCTTTGCGTATCGGGCCGCAAAGTCGTACCAGCCGCCTCGGTAGATGCCAAGGCCGTGCAGAACAGGCCACAACTCAATGGGCCTATTTGGTATTGGTGTGCCACTCAGGGCATAGACATGGCCAATCTTTTTCATGGCCAGCATGGCGGCCTTTGTCCTGGCAGCCTTTGGGTTCTTAATCCTGTGGCACTCATCCAAAACTAGGGCGTTATATCTGTCCACATGCGTAACACCATATTGCAGAACATCGTAGTTGATGATGGTCACATCGGCTGAATTTGGCTGCCCTGCATCGCGCTTGCCGTTGATGACATGGACCGAAACATTGGGGGCTAATCTGTTGAAAGCCGCCTCCCAGACTGTCTTGGCAATGGCTGGGCAGACGATAAGGGCTGGGAGGTTTTCTAGTGCAGCAGCTGCTGTGGGTAGCGTCTTACCAACACGGGGCTGGTCGGCCAGTATGGCCCTGCGCCTAGAGAGCAAGAAGAGCTTGGCCTCTTGCTGATGCGGGAATAACTGCATGATCGTTTCCTTCGTTTAATTTGTTTGCATCATATCTGATTTGTGCTAAAGTGCAATTTCTGTTTAATCGCAGAAACCGATGTAAACCCTTAAACCCTTAAAAGGAAAAAACCATGACACGAGTCGTAACCGGTAAAGTTCGCTTTTCTTATTTCTCAGCTTTGACAGCTCGCAAGAATGAGATGAACGGCAAAGAAGAGTTCTCAACACAAGTGCTGGTCCCAAAGACCGACACCGAGACTGTCAACCAATTGAAAGCGGCAGCCAAGGCCGCATTGACCGCCAAGTTCGGGGACAAGATTCCAAAGACTGTGCGCAATCCTTTGCGTGATGGCGATACCGAAACCAAGTCTGATGGCTCACCACTCGGTCCAGAGTATGCGGGTCACTACTTTTTCAACACCAAGTCAACCACCAAGCCTGGCGCTGTGGACATGCATGGCCACGACATCATTGGCAGCCAAGACATTGTCTCTGGCGACTATGGCCGTGTGAGCTTGAATGCTTATGCCTATGACCAAGCTGGCAACAAGGGCGTGTCGTATGGTTTGAACAACATCATGCTGCTGGCCAAGGGTGAGTCTTTAGGTGGTGCAAAGCCAAGTGCTGCCAGTGACTTTGGCGTGGTTGCCGGTAAGGCGCCAGCTGCCGAATCAGTCGACAATGACTGGTGATCTGTCCTCGATCAGCTTATTGAGCGCAATGTTCAATTGATTGACTGATGTCCACAGAGGCTCCACAGTTCCAGACAGCCACCGGCTGACTTGGGACTGCTGGATGCCAGCGGCCTCGCACACCGCAGCCATGGTGATCTTGTGAGCCTTGGCCCTTGCCCTGATAGTGTGAATTGATTCCATG